GGACGGTGGGTGTCGCTGAGGCAACGCTGCAGGTCGCCAACGGCAAAGCGCAGGCGGCGTTGTGGGGGCGAGTGTTCACGCTGCTCAATAGCACCACCACCAGCCGCGTCTACAAAGTGGAGTCACTGACGATCGGCGACGAGGGCTTCGTCGAGGTGGCCGGCAGCTACCAGCCGATCACAGATGACGGCAAACTGGCCGCCTTACAGTGGGCTGACAGCGACTTTGAGCTGGAGGTCGGGTGATGGCAGCTGTCGCGTTCCCCGCTCTCAAGCCCAGCGGTCGTAGTTACAACCCTGGCGAGTATCCGCAGACGGAGTTCAAGGCGCTCAATGGTGCCACCACCAGGATGCTGTATGGCAACCGCCGCACTAATGCGGAGCTGTCACTGGACTTCCAGAACATCAGTGACAGCGAGGCTGCGCTGATCCTGGCCAACTACGAACGTGTGGCCCCGACTGCCGACTGGGTGAGCTTCTCGACAGCGACCGGCGCTGTCGGAGCGGGTTCGACATTGGCGCCGTACCTGCTGGAGAGTGCCAGCGGGTTGCGGTGGCGTTACGCCGCCCCGCCTTCCGTCAGCTCCGTCCTGCCGGGCATCAGCACGGTTCAGTGTCGGTTTGTTGGCCAACTGGACGCCGCCTAAACTGCTGCCATGGCGAATTACCTGTCTGGTAAGGACGGCGCTCTGAGTGCTGATGGGGTGGCGTTAGCCAAGGTCCAGAGCTGGAGTCTGCAGAGCACCGTGGATGCGCTGGAGGTGACCAGCCTTGCGGACATTGCCCGTGACTACACCCCAGGGCTGATGTCGTCTCAGGGCAGCTGCAGTGTGTGGATGTATGGCAGCAACGCCACCGCCTTGATGGGAAAGGTGATCCGCACAACTGCGCCGACCGAAGCGGACAAGGTGACGTTGCGGCTGGGGTTTGGCGCCAACGCGATCACCGTGCGGGCCGTCATCACCACCTGCAGCTTGGCCATGACTGTTGGTGAAGTGATGCAGGCTCAGCTGTCATTCCAGGTCTGCGGCGTGCCTACTGCGGTGGCATTGCCATGACTGTTCTGCTGGGTTGCGCAGGTCGCATTGACCTGACCCGCAAGGCAATCACCGAGGCGTTCACCAGTGTCGTGAATCCGAGTGATGTCAACGCACAGCGCAACCATTTCAGCTTTGACTTCCCCGTGGGGATGCTGCTGACTGGCGATCAGGTCGAGATCAAAGCAACAGACGGTGGGCTGCTGAGCTTTGTAACAGGTTGGCCTTACCGTGACGGCAAGTGGTTCATCCACGTCGATCAGGTCGGCAGCATCAAGCTGTACGAGGAGTTTGCTGATGCTGTCAGCGGTGAGGGCGACGGGCGGGTCGATCTGAGCGCACCGGGTCGGAACATTCCGATCGAGGTGACGGTGCAGAACGCCCTTGAACGCATGATGGGAGAGGTGACGGCGTATGAGCTGAATACGAGCCGCGACGCTGTGGACGTGAGCGAGATCGGCGAGGAGTTTCGTCAGCAGCACGCCACGCTAATCAGCGGCAGTGGGAGCATCACCTGCCTATTTGACTACGAGCACGAGCTATGTGACGGGCAGCGCACCTCAAGCGGCTTTGAGCCAGAGCTACCCGTTTACCTCCATCAGCTGTTGCTACGGCAGGAGTTGGGATCAGGATTTCACGCCAAGTGCTATGTAGTTAGTCGCGGGCAGGGGCATGACGCAGACGATGAGGTCTGGTATGAGTTCGACGGACTGATTACCAATGCAGCTTTGGCATTTGAGCCGACCCAACCTGTTCGGTCCACCATCCAATTCGTCACCACCGGCGAGATCAAGCTGTTGGTGAAGACATCGAGCAACCTGATTCTGCAAGAGGACTATGACCGCATCCGTCTGGAGCGGAACCAGGGAGCTGGCTTCGTGGCGCTGGAGCAGGCCGACGATTGAACCTAGACTCCGTTCAGCAGTGAGCTAATGGCGTAGTGGCGGACCTCAGGATCTCAGAGCTGCCGTCACTGAGCGGCACCGACCTGGCAGCAACGGATCTGGTGCCGGTTGCGGACCTATCGGCATCAGAGACGAAGAAGCTCACCGGCAAGGAGCTGATTCAGAACGGGATCGCCCTGATTGATAACGGAACCATCCCCGGTGCCAAGTTGGTCAGCAACAGCGTGACGGCGCTGCAGCTGGGGCCGGATTCGGTGACGGCTTCGGAGTTGGCCGACGGGAGTGTTGATACCGCAGCGCTGATCGACCTGGCTGTCACCAACAGCAAGATTGCACCGGGCGTTGACGGCGCCAAGCTCACCAACGACACGGTGACGGCAGCCAAGATCCCATCGAGCAGCCTGAACCGTGGTCTCGACAAAGCTGGCGGCGCCATCGGCCACACCAACGCCGTTACCGCAAGCACCCGCAGCGGCATCAGCTTTGACGCACAGGGGCATGTCACGGGCGCTGTTGCGATCGTTCCTAGCGACCTTCCGCTAGCGACTACTACCGCAGCGGGCATTGTCAGTGTGCCGGCGACATCGGGCCTGACCGTCAGCGGTGTCGGTGCGCTGGCTCATGCCAACGCCATTACTGCTGGCACCCGCAGCGGTGTGACCTACGACGCGCAAGGGCACATCACCGCTATTGCACCGCTGACGGGCAGCGATCTGCCGGTGGCCACAGCTACCACCCTCGGTGGTGTGACTGTGCCGGGGCCATCCCTGACTGTCAGCGGCACGGGCGCTCTGACGCACAACAACAGCGGCGTTGCACCTGGCACCTACACGAAGACAACCGTTGATGACAAGGGGCATGTCATTTCGGGGTCGCTACTGGTCGCCGGCGACATTCCCCCGCTGGACGCCAGCAAGATCAACACGGGGCAGTTTGACCCCGCACGGATCGCACCTGACTCGATCACCAACGACAAGCTGGCGAACTACGCCACCACGCTGATCCAAGAGCCTGAGCCAACGCAGGGTGAGTACGTCGGCCAGTTCTGGTACAAGGAATCCGACGCACAGCTGCGCACGTGGTCAGGCAACAGCTGGATCCCGGTGGGCTTCGGGAGACTGAGCAATGAGAACCTGCGATTCTGCGGCACCTTTGATGCGAGCACTGGTCGGGTTGGGCAGACCACAGCGTTTGGCGTGCAGGCAGGACTGGCAGATGGCCAGGTCATACCAGGTGCTGCAGCGCCCCTGACGGGCGTTTATCTGGTTGCAGCAACTCCTGGCACCTACGCCGGGGACGTGTACGACAACGGGGACTGGGTGCTGTGCATCGGCACTGCATGGATCCGCATCGACACGCTGAGCGCAGGCGGTGGTATCACGATTCGTCTATCGGACCTGCTCGACACCACGATCACCACGCCACAGGCTGGCGACACACTGATTTTTGACGCGACAACCAATCGCTGGATCAACCGCCCGACAGCAGCACAGAAGGCGACGTTTGTAGAGGCACTGAACGGCACCCGCACTACGTTCACGCTGACGCGGGATGCCAGCTCAGTTAACAACCTGATCGTCAGCCTGGGAGGTGTCATCCAAGAGCCCGGCGCGACTTTCACCTTTGTGGCACCGCGGACGGTGAACTTCGTGACACCGCCACCTGCTGGGCTGGATTACTGGGTGTTGATTGAAGGTGTGCAGGGCGCAGGTGGTGGCGGCGGTGGCACGGCGCTACCTGACGGCACAGCAGCCGAGGAAGTGCTTGGCTGGAGCGCCACACTGGGAGCGTGGCAACCTAAAGCCGTCATCGAGGGCGGGGTTTACTGAGATGGCAATTACAAAGGCCGGGCTGGTTCAGCCCCAGGGCATGAGCACCGTTGAGCGCGACCTGCTGACGTTGGCAGGTGCTGATGTGGGTCGTCTGATCTACAACGAAACGCTGAATCAGCTGCAGCAGTGTGGATGGCGCGGCGTGGCGTGAGGTGCTGCTGGGTCCGACCGTGGCGACATCGAGACTGACTGGGACGGTGGACGGCGGCGTGTACTGATGCGCCTAGGCTGATGGCACCCGCGCATGACGGGTGCTGTCTGCTGAATAGCCATGGCTACGCCGATCAAGATCAAGAACAGTCAGGTCAAGGACAAGGCACCCCAGCCGTCTGACCTGCTGGACGGCGAGATTGCGATCAACACGCACGCTGACAGCCCTGCGATCTACCTGAAGGACACTGCGGGCGCCGTGCGCAAGATTGCGGGAGCAAGGAGCTGTAGCGGCAGACGCGACCACCACCAGCAAAGGTGTGGTGCAGCTGGCTGATGAGCTCAAGGCCAGCC